CACTATGTCGTATCAGCAGTAGATGGTGACTTTACTGCTTCTACCTATGGCACAGTAGGCTACACAGAGGAAGGTGCTTTTACTCCTTATAGCCAATTAACTGAGGCTGTAGTAGTCGGCTGGGTACAAGAGTCTTTAGGCAAAGATACTGTAGAAGAATCTTTAGCAGCACAGATTGAGGCTCAAAAGAATCCAGTAAGCGAGTCTGGATTGCCTTGGTAAGTTTTTAACCACAACTAGGAGAATGACATGGGAAAAGATAAACAAACCCCTATAGTCGTAAATGATGTAGAGTACATATTTGAGGACATGACACCAGAGCAACAAACTCTAGTCAATCATGTTGCGGATTTAGACCGTAAGATTAACTCTACTGCATTTAATTTAGACCAGTTATCCGTAGGAAAACAAGCCTTCATTAAACTGCTAGAGGAAGCTCTGGCTAAACCGAAAGAGTAATTATGAGCGACATTGACCCAATCGAATACGGCAAGTTAGTTAATTCCGTAGAGAACCTAGAGCGTAAAGTAGACTCACTAGAAGTAGACATTAAGAAGTTAGTGGCTATGGCAGAGCGTAGTAAAGGTTCTCTGTGGGCTTTGATGGGTGTTGCTTCTGTTGCTGGTGCTTTCATCAGCTATATGACTGAATTATTCTTTAAAAAGTAAACCATGAGAGAACTCACAGTATTTAAGAATCTTACTGCAGGTGCTTCTAATACTATTTATACAGTACCTAAAGGATGTAAGGCGATAGCTACACTATTGTTCTTAGCTAACTCAGGTGGTTCAACTAAAACTATCTCTTCTGCAGTACATGATGTTAGTGAAGCTGCTACTGTTCCTATCGTAGGAGCTAAGTCACTAGGCGCAGGAGATGCTCTTCAGTTTAACCAAGGTCGTATGGTTATGGACGAGTTCGACTATGTTACTGCTACTCCTGAAGCAGGTGCTACTATGAGTTGTATCTTTACAGTAGAGATTGTACAATCTACAGCGTATCAGAACGGAAGCTAGTCATGCCACTCAAATCAGGTACATCACAGAAGACTATCTCTACTAACATCCGTAAAGAGATGAAGGCTGGTAAGCCTCAGAAACAAGCAATTGCAATAGCTCTATCAAAAGCAGGACAATCTAAACCACAACCTAAGAAAAGGAAGTAATCATGCCAATGGTCAAAGACAAGAAGTTCCCATACACAGCTAAGGGCAAGAAAGAAGCTAAGTCGTATGCTAAGAAAACAGGAGCTAAGATGAATACTCCTAAAGCTAAACCAGCTAAGAAGATGGGTATGAGTCGTGGCTACTAAGCCTGGTTTGTATGCCAATATCGCTGCCAAGAAGAAGCGTATAGCTGCTGGCTCTGGTGAGAAGATGCGTAAGGTAGGTAGCAAAGGTGCTCCTACTGCTGCACAATTCAAGGCAGCTGCTAAGACAGCTAAGAAGAAGTAATGCCTAAGAAAGCATTCCAGAACCCTGAAGGTGGACTCAATCAGAAGGGCAGAGACTACTACAACAAGAAGACTGGCTCTAAGCTAAAGCCTCCAGTATCTGCTGAGGAGGCTAAGAAGTCTCCTAAAGCAGCTGGTCGTCGTAAGTCCTTCTGTGCTCGTATGAGTGGTGTTAAAGGGGCTATGAAGGATGAGAAGGGTAGACCTACTCGTAAGGCACTGGCACTCAAGAAGTGGGACTGCTAGAAATAAGTGTTGACTTTTATACAAATATGTGTTATAATATCTACTAATATTAGAGACTAATTAATGAACTATTTAGAACTTGTAAACGATGTACTGATACGGTTGCGTGAGCCAGAGGCTTCCTCGGTGGCTGACAATTCCTATGTAAAGCTCATTGCAAAGTATGTTAATGACTCTAAAAGACAGGTAGAGGATGCATATAACTGGAATGCTCTTTCAGAGACTTTGTCTGCTACTACTTCCGCTGACATCTTTAACTATGTTTTAGAAGGAACTGGTCAACGCTTCCGTGTTATTGATGTCCTAAACGACACAAGTAATACAGTGATGCGTAATGCTACCACTCGTTGGATGAACGATCAATTCTTAATTACTAATCCAGTAAAAGGTTCTCCTTACTACTACAACTTTAACGGAACAAATGTAGACGGAGATACACAGGTAGATTTATATCCTATTCCTAACGGTGTGTACAATATACGCTTTAACGTAATTAGACCACAGGTCGCATTAGTAACTAACGCTGATAAACTCTTAGTTCCACATGAGCCTGTCATCCTTGGTGCTTTAGCAAGAGCACAAGCAGAGCGTGGTGAAGACGGTGGTGTACAAACTGCTGAGACATATGTACTTTACAATCAAAGTTTAGCAGATGCCATAGCACTTGAGAGTGCTCGGTATGTTGAAGAATCTGCCTGGAACTGGGTATAATGGCAGGACAACTACAAACCTCCTCGATTGCAGCTCCTGGATTTTATGGTCTCAATCTTCAAGAGTCCAGCATTACTCTGTCTTCTGGCTTTGCACTTAAAGCACAGAACTGCGTTATTGACCGTTATGGTCGTATTGGTGCAAGACGTGGTTGGACTCCGCTTAATGCGACCAATACTGACTTAGGCTCTAACCCTATTGAAGCAATGATGGAGGTAGTAGATGGTGGAAGCAATACTATTATATCAGCAGGTAATAACAAGTTATTCACTGGTCGTACAACACTTACACAACGTCTTGTCCGAAATGCAACAAATTCAGCAAACGCTACTTACACGATAACTGCTAACAACTGGCAGATGGCAGCAATGCCCTACGGTGATGTTAATGACTTTCAGCCTCATGCTTACTTAGCACAAGCTGCTCATCCGATGCTGGTGTGGCATGAGTTACCTGTATCAGGCGGTAATCCACATGACCACGATAGCGGTACGTTTGGCTTTCAGCAGATTGGTGATGTTGGTACATTACCTGCTAATCATAGCACTGCAACATTTAAACCTAATGCAGTATTAGCTGCCTTTGGTCGTATCTGGGTTGGTAACATTGCTGGTGATACCCAGACTGTTTACTTTAGTGACTTACTGCGTGGCTCTGACTTTACAACAGGTTCAGCAGGTTACTTAAACCTACAAGAAGTATTCCCTAATGGCGATAACATTGTTGCTATTGCAGCACACAATGGATTCTTAGTTATCTTTGGTCGTAACAACACTGCTATCTATGCTAACCCGATTGACACTGGTAGCTTAGTATTACAAGATATTATCTACAACGTAGGATGTATTGCTCGTGACTCTGTACAGAACATTGGTACAGATATTCTGTTCTTGTCTGATGCTGGTGTACGCAGCCTTGCTCGTGTGATTCAAGAGAAGTCACTACCAATGAATGACATCTCTAAGAATGTTCGTGATGACTTAATGAGTAACGTAGCTTCAGAGACTGACCTCGGTAAGATTAAAAGTATCTACCACGATAGAGACGCTATCTATCTCTTGTCATTGCCCACAAGTCGATTTGTTTATTGCTTTGATACTCGCTCCCGTCTTCCAGATGGTTCAGCTAGAGTAACGGTTTGGGATAGCTTACGACCAAGTTCATTCTGTATTACGCAAGCTAAAGAGTTATTGATTGGTAAGACATCGTACATCGGTAAATACTTTGGACACTCTGATAATGGTACTTCATATCGTCTACAGTACTACACGAACTACTTTGACTTTGATGCTTCTACTAAGCTAAAGATTCTAAAGAAGATTGGTTGGGTTTTGATTGGTGGTACAAACCAAGCAGTTGCAGTTAAGTGGGGTTTTGATTATACCGAAGGCTATCAAGCAACCACTTACAATTTAGATACTGCAGTAGTTTATGAATACGGTATCGGTGAATACAATATCGCTGAATACAGTTCAGGTATTGTATTAGATAGGTTCTCCGTCAATGCTGGTGGTCAAGGTACTATCATGCAATTGGGTTTAGAAGCAGACATCAACGGTAATCCATTGTCTATTCAAAAGATAGACGTTGCCGTTAAAGCAGGTAAAACAATAGTTTAAGGAATAGACATGGCAGATTACACAAAAGCAACTAACTTTACAGCCAAAGATACTTTACCAACAGGCAACTCAGGTAAGATTGTTAAAGGCACGGAGATTGATACTGAACTTAATGCGGTTGCTAATGCGATTGCATCTAAAGCAGATATTAATAGTCCTTCTTTTACAGGCACTCCTGTAGCTCCTACAGCCTCTGCTGGTTCTAACACTACTCAGTTAGCCACGACTGCATTTGTAATTGCTGAGAGAACTAATACAAGCACACTAACCAACAAGACATTAACTAGCCCTACTATTAACACACCAACAATTAGTACACCAGCTATCACGGGTGGTACGATTACTGGTATCACGGACTTAGCTGTAGCTGATGGAGGTACTGGTGCTTCTACACTAGCAGCCAATAATGTATTGCTAGGTAATGGAACTTCTGCATTACAGACAGTTGCTCCAGGTACTTCTGGAAATTTACTAAAATCTAACGGAACTACATGGACATCTGCTGCTCCCACAGTGGTTAGTGGTTTAGGATTAAACGGTGAAGTATGGAACAACGTCTCTGGCTCAAGAGCTTTTAATACGACTTATACTAATTCACGGTCTTACCCAATTGTGGTATCTGCTACTAGTACATGTTCAACAGGCTCAGGCATAACTGTCTATGTAAATGGCTTGTATGTACAATTTTTTCAATGGCAGTTTAACGGTTGTGGTGCATTTAGTGGTGCTTTTATTATTGTGCCTCCTGGAGCAACTTATCAATTAAATTGTAGTCAAGGTGTACAAAACTGGGTTGAACTATATTAAGGATGACTATGAAACATTATAAAGACGTAGACAATAAACTGTTTGGAATTGAAGAAGGTCAGCCTATACCCGCTGGATTAACAGAAATTACTAAAGCACAAGCAGAACAGATTGGCAAACAAAACTACGAAAAACTCCGTGAGGCTGAAATAGCTAGTATGGACTATGTCCGTCAACGTGTTACTGCTTATCCTGAACTAGGGCAATTTGTTGATGCTTGGGTTAAAGGTGATGAAGCTGCATTGGAAGAATACCGTCAGGCTTGTTTAGCTGTTAAAGCTAAGTACCCTAAACCAGAAGGATTTTAATTGGTTAAAGTACCTGTAGTAAATCGTAGAGACTATACGATGTACTTAGAATTTTACAGTAATATGCTTTGGTTTCATACAGATGTGTTTAAGTGGACACCAGAAGTAAAGAAAGAATACCTTAAAGATTTAGATGTACTACAGCATTTAGTAACAGTACCCTTAGTAGCACTAGTAGAAGAAACAGACAAGAAGTTAGCTAAGTTTGGAGAATCTACAGGTTGGACTAAGTTTAATAAATTAACATTGAATGATACGAAATATGATGTATACACTAGGAGTAAATCATGGGTAGTTTAGTAAGTAGCGTAG